ACCATATCTAAACAATAGGAGAGAAAAAATGGCAAATCAATCTAAATTTGAAGCGATGCTTGAAAAGTTAATCGCAGAAGACAAAGCGGGAGCTGAAGAGCTATTCCACGAAATAGTTGTTGAGAAATCTCGTTCAATATACGAAGACTTACTTGAAACTGATACAGCAGAAGTTGAAGTAGATGAAACTGCTAAAGACAAAGCTGATGAGAAAGTAGAAGAAAAAGAAGAAGCTAAAGACGACGACAAAGTTGAAGAAGCATCAAAAGAAGACGATGCAGACGACAAAGTTGAAGAAAAAGCTGAAGAAAAAGATGAAGACAAAGTTGAAGAAGCTACTGATGAAGATGAAAAAACTGATGAAGCTACTGAAGAAAAAACAGACGAAAACTTTGCAGATCAAATTACACCAGAAGGCGAAGATGACATGGGTGGCGATGCCGCTGATGACATGATTGCTGACATCGAAGATGATGGCGAAGGTGAAGAAGATAAAGGTGACGACGAAGACTTAGAAGACAGAGTTGTTGACCTTGAAGATGCTCTTGATGATCTTAAAGCTGAATTTGACGGCATGATGGCTGACAAAGAAGGTGACGACGAAGACAAAGGCGACGATGACATGGAAATGGACATGGACGCTGGAGACGACGAAGGTGATGAAGAGAAGGAAGACGAAGCAGTAGCTATTGCTCCGGAATCCGAACTTGAGCAACCAGCATTTGAGAACGCTGAAAAACCAGTTCAATCAAGTGCAGAGCTAATGAGAGAGTACGTTTCAAAAGTAACACCTAAAATGGGTGATGCTGGAACAGACGGTACTAAATCTCCAGTAGCTGGTAAAAACGACATGGGCGGAGACGCTAGTAACATCGCAAAAGGTGGCGAAGAAACTGGTGGCAAAGCTGATGCTCCTAAAGAAGATTCAGCTGGTAACGTAAATGTTCCAGGTGGAAAAGCAAGTAAGAGTATGTCGAAAGACTCAAAAGGCCATGGCGCAGAGAAAAAAGGCGCAGGCGAAAAAGGTGCTGATAGTAAATCAACTATCGGTTCCTAATAGTTTGTTGTTAAGGAGAACTAGGTGATAAACTTAAGAGAGAATTTGACATTCGACCAAGCTAAATTGGTCCTTGAGACTACTGAAAACGACAAGGGTGGAAAAGACCTTTACATGAAGGGAATTTGCATCCAAGGCGGCGTAAAAAACGCTAACCAGCGAGTTTACCCTGTTACTGAGATCAGTAGGGCTGTCAACACTCTTAATGATCAAATTACGGGAGGATATTCAGTTCTCGGCGAAGTTGATCATCCAGAAGGACTTAACATAAACTTAGACCGTGTTTCGCACATGATTACAGAAATGTGGATGGACGGACCAAACGGTTACGGGAAACTTAAAGTATTACCTACGCCGATGGGAACTCTAGTTAAAACAATGCTTGAAAGCGGAGTAAAACTAGGGGTTTCATCGCGTGGTAGCGGAAACGTCATGGAAGATGGTTCCGGACAAGTAAGCGATTATGAGATTATAACAGTCGATGTAGTTGCTCAACCCAGTGCTCCAGGTGCCTACCCGACACCAATATACGAGCATTTGTTAAATGCCCGTGGGGGGTACAAGGCACTAGAATTAGCACGAGAAGTTCGAGGCGACGATAAGGCACAAAAGTATTTGAAGGAATCTTTGGTTAATATAATCAAAGGCCTCCAGTAATAAGGAGAAAAATATGTTGGAAGCACTGAAATCACTTTTTGAAAACAACGCAATTTCAGAAGAGATCAGAGCAGACATCCAAGAAGCATGGGACAAGCAAGTTAGTGAAAACAAACTGGCTGTAACTGCTGAACTTCGTGAAGAGTTCGCTAAGAAATACGAACATGATAAGGCTACTATGGTTGAAGCAATTGACACTATGGTGACTGAAAAACTTCAAGAAGAAATTTCCGAATTTGCTGAAGATAGAAAACAATTAGCAGAAGCTAGAGCCAAGTATGCTGTAGCTATGCGTGAAAACGCAGGTTTGCTAAAAAGTTTTGTTTTTGAACAGCTTAAGAAGGAAGTGGGTGAACTACATGAAGACCAAAAAGTTATGTCAGATAAGTTTGGCAAACTAGAGGACTTTGTTGTAGAAGCTCTTGCTAAAGAAATTGCAGAGTTCCACGAAGACAAAAAAGACTTGGCTGAAACTAAAGTAAGATTAGTACGTGAAGCCAAAGAGCATTTAGCAAAAGTACGCAAGTCTTTTGTTGAGAAAAGTGCGAAGATTGTATCAGAAGGAGTTAGTAAAAAACTTACAAGTGAAATTACTCAACTTAAAGATGATATTGATTCAGCACGTAAAAATGATTTTGGTCGCAAAATTTTCGAAACATTTGCAGGCGAGTATGCAAATAGCTACTTAAACGAAAAGTCCGAAACAGCTAAACTTTTAAAAGTTGTAGATGTTAAAGACAAAGCAGTTGCAGAAGCTAAAGCAGAAGTCGAAGAAGTTAAGAAAATCGTCGAGAGTAAAGACGCAGAAATTAGTAAAATTTCTGATGCGGCTAAACGTAAAGAAGTAATGCACGAATTAACTGGACCTTTGAGCAAGGATCAGCGTGAGATTATGGTAGACTTACTGGAAAATGTACAGACAGATGGTTTAAGAAAAGCATTTGACAAGTATATTCCGGCAGTAATTGACGGTAAAACTCCAGCGAAGAAGAAGGCTACTCTTACAGAGTCCGAGGCAAAAGAAATAACAGGCAATAAAGAATCTAACGTTAGTAGAGTAAGTCAAGAAACTAATGACAATATCATTAGTATTCAAAAACTTGCTGGATTGAAATAAGGAGAAAACAATGTCAGAACTACTAGAAAGTCGCTGGCAGGATACCAAAACTGCACTTTTAGAAGGCCTAAATGGTAACAAAAAGGCTGTAATGGCAAGTACTCTAGAAAACACACGCAAGTGGTTGAATGAGACTGCTACAGCTGGTTCTACAAGCGCCGGTAATGTTGCGACTCTAAACAGAGTTATCCTACCAGTAATCAGACGTGTTATGCCGACTGTAATAGCCAACGAATTAGTTGGTGTACAGCCGATGACAGGTCCAGTGGGTCAAATCCACACATTAAGAGTACGTTACGCTGATTCGTCAGATGGTAACGAAGTTGGTGAAGAAGCATTATCACCATTTAAGATCGCGGCGGCATATTCAGGTAACGCCACTGACGCTACACCGAAAGGTTCAGCAACAGCGGCACTTGAAGGTCAAGCAGGTAAGAGATTATCTATCCAGATCTTAAAGCAAACAGTCGAAGCAAAAACTAGAAAGCTATCAGCTAGATGGACTTTTGAAGCGGCTCAAGATGCTCAAGCACAGCAAGGCATCGATATTGAAGCAGAAATTATGGCGGCATTAGCCCAAGAAATTACTGCTGAGATCGATCAAGAAGTATTAGCTTCTTTAAGAGCTTTAGCTGGAACGCAAAACCAACAAGCATACGACCAGAACGCTGTAAGCGGTACTGCAACATTCGTAGGTGATGAACACGCGGCTTTGGCTGTGATGATCAACCGTGTTGCTAACAACATCGCACAGAGAACTAGACGTGGTGCTGGTAACTATGCTGTGGTATCACCACACGCATTAACTATCCTACAATCTGCAACAACTTCAGCGTTCGCAAGAACAACTGAAGGTGCATTTGAGGCTCCTACAAATACAAAAATGGTTGGAACATTAAATTCAGCTATGAAAGTATATGTAGATTCATATGCCACTGATGCAACAGCAGTATTAGTAGGTTACAAAGGTTCAAGTGAATCAGACGCACCTGCGTTCTACTGCCCTTACATTCCTTTAATGTCAAGTGGCGTAGTACTAGATCCGTCTAGCTTTGAGCCAGTAGTTTCGTTCATGACTAGATATGGATATGTTGAGTTAAACAACACAGCATCTTCACTAGGTAATGCGGCAGACTACTTAGGTACAGTTACTATTGCGAACGTAACATTTAGCTAATCCATAGGATTAG